ACCGAGGTCTCGGATCTCCTCCGGGAGGGTAGCCCACCCGGCTTTCACCTCGGAGATCGTTGGACCAACGAGGTTTCCGAACTCCACGGCAGCGTCGTAGGCCTCGGCCGCAACCGTGATGGTACCCTCGAAGACCAAGTCCATCGAATCGGAGATACCACGAGCCCAGTCTCGAAGATCCCCTGAGGTCTTCAACTCGTTCAGATCGCCCAAGACCACCTGGAGACCGGCTTTGAGGGTGTCGAAAGCTCCGGCGTCTCCGATGTCGGTCTGGAACTGCGTCCAAAGATCCGAAACGTTGGAGACCATCCCGGACCATGTGGTCGAGAAACGCTTCATTCCTCCGGTATACTTCTCGTTGAAGATGGCTTCGAGTGTTGACTGGACGATCTTGCGATTCCTGGAGATCGTCGTTGTTACGAGCTCGCCAGCGGCGGTTTTATAGGTCAGCGCGAGCTTATCCCCCTGGACCCTAGCCGTGATACCTAGACGCTTGAGCCCTTCGAACTCTCCGGTCGTCGCGCCGATGAACGCCCGAGCCACCTCTCCGATGTCCCGTCCGAAAGCTGCCGCGGTATCTCCTAAGGTGCGGAGGGTGTCCTGGCCTAGCGCTCCGACAGCTTGCAGCTGGATCGTCGTTTCCGTCAGTCCGTTGATCTCGAAAGGAGTCGAGGAAGCGAAATCGATAATCTTCTCGAACTCCCTCCTCGCAGCTCCCGCGCTACCGAAGACTGTTTCCAGCTGAGTCCGGAGACCCTCCACCTGCGCGTTCGTCTTGACGAACCCTCGGATGACAGCTCCGCCTCCGAGAGCCAAGAGACCACTCTTGAGGCTGAAGACAGATTTCTTGAGCGTCTCGATCCGTCCGCGCAGCTCTTTCAGAGGCCTGGCAGACAGGTCTTTTACAGAGATGATCAGGTCGATCCGTTTAGACAAGCTTTTTCCTCACGAACGATTCCAATAGCTATCCATTGCTCCAAGGTTAGCGAGTCGGCCTCGAAAGGATAGCCCGCGCCTCGTAAGAGGTCTCCAAGAAAAGCCCACTGCACGAGAGGGGAGACAGTCTCTCTTGTCTTTTTGTCCGGGCAGTCCGCGCACTGAGCCTCGCGGAGGGACGGTTTGGTTGTCTGGAGGATGATACATTCTTCTTGCTCGATCTCGCAGACCCTGCCTCTGACTACCGCGTGGACTGCCCTTCGGATTCCCCCGTCGAAACTACCAATTTCTCCATCTCGACGACGGTACGTGTCAGGGTCACGAGATAGTGAGACCCGTGCTCAAGCATCGCCTCTTTGAGAGACATTCCCTGCGGAGGCTCGATATTTTCGGCGGCCAGGAGGAGTCTGGCGCCCATCTCCGTCTCCAGATCCAGTAGCTGTTTCGTGAAATCGGGAGCTTCCGTATCGAGAGAGGCTGTCATGGAGATGAAGTCGTGCCTCTCTGAGGTTGTCGGCATGCGGTAGTGTAGCTCGACCTTCTCCGAGGAGCCGTCGGCCTCAACTACCGTGATGCCAAGGACGTGTTCGGTTCCCAACTTAATCATTTTCTCTCCTTTTGGTTGGACTTGACTAGGCGAGGTACGTAGAGACCTCGTTTCGAATTGTCGCCACCGCCGACGGCCAGTTGTCAACGGAAGCATCCTTGAGGACCACGAGGGAACCCTCGTCGACCCACTTGCCGTCTGAGACGCTCAGAGGCTTCTCCAGGAACTTCATCCGCGGGAGGAGGAGATTGAACTCGAACGACTGTCCGGCCTCGTACTCGGCTCCGATGGCGTTGATCTTCAGAGAAAGGGGGAGGTTCGCGTCAAAGGACTGCTTGAAGAGGTAATCCCTGACGCGTCTCGTCAGCTTGACGTTCTGCAGCATACTCCCGAGGTCGACCGAGCGCGCGTAGTCAACCGGAGCGGCTCCAGAACGCCAACAGCGACCGACCCCGCCGTTCCAGGAGGCCTCGTACTCCACGGAGTCAACCTCACAACCGGCGACCTGACCGCCCGTGATCGTTGGCACCCCTGCAGGCTCCGCGTAGACCCCTCCAAGGATGATCTGGACGTTCGCAGCCTTGAGCTTGAACTCCTGAGGGACCTGGAGGAGGTGTAGGTCGGACCAGGCGTATCCAGCCTCCGTGGAAGCGACCGGGTAGGTGACGATGTAGTTGACGGTGGTGACCCCGCCTCCACCCGCCGAGCTGATGGTGAGAACGTTGGTTCCGGAATCGTAGGCGACGGGAGTCAGCTCCTGCTCGTACTGACCGTCCTGGTCAACATCCGCCCAGACGGTAACTACGGAAGGGTCGGCGACACCGTTCTCTGGATCCAGCGAGAGTGTCAGAGAGACCGTGTCGTCCAAAGCCGGGATGACCTCGGTCTTCAGGCCGTCAGAGAAGTTCCCCGTCCCGAGAGCGGAGACGTTGACAGGGACGAACTCGCCTTTTGCGAAAGACATACCAAGCTTGTCAATCCCCAACCCGATATGTCTCTCCAACGCTGCCGACCCGCCACCGGCTCCGCCCTTCCGGTGAACGGCCGTGAAGTAGTTCGGCTCGACCGGATAGCTCGTCAGACGCGAGGTGTGGAGGAATCCACCCCCAGCGGCAGCCGCGGTATGGTCGCCGAAGAGAAAGGAGAAAGCCCAAGCCAGTGCGTCCGGCGCCGCTTTGGCGACGTTGATCGAGGCTTCCGCCGAACGGTCGAGGATGTCAACCTCCGTCGGCTCCACCTGACCGGTCTTCTCCGCTTGGTTGTGCTCGCGGTTGTCGTTAATGGTGACCCCGGAAGACTCGTCCACTAGGAGCAGCTTGTCGAGAGTTGCCGGAGTCGCGGAGTCGGCCTGCGCCAGACCCGAGACAGCGAAGAGATCACCTGAAGCGTTGATATCGAGAGACATGTTACCTCCTCCTACGGGATGGACAAGAATTGTATCACAGGGACGGCGTATCGAACAGTGAACGAGACCTCGACGATGAGGTATCGGTCGTCCTCGCTCTTCAGGTAATCCGCCGTAACGATCCCCTGAACGTCGATCTCTTGCGGTAGACTCTTCGACATGAGCTGAGCAATATAGGTACTCGCGAACAGAGGGTCAACCGAAGACTGGAGCGTCTCGAGGACCGTACCCTGAACCCGGATGTAGAGACTGATCGTATACAGAGTCTCGCATTCGGTACACTGCCTACCGAGACTCATTGAAGTCTGGCCGGGGGAAACGATCGCCGCGAGATGCTTCGTTGTCTCTGGGAGATGCGCAACGTCCCAGATGGACCCGCGGACACGTAGAGCCGGTATCCCAGACTGTGTCGACAGGACCGAGACGATCGCGTCTAAGACTTCGCGAGCTGAGTAGAGGACTGCCATTTCGACTCTCTTGACTATCTTGGGAGGACCTGCTTAATCCAGTGTGCCACTCTTCCGAGCTCGCTGTGAGACCTCTCGATGATTATCAGGATAGAAGCCGTTAGGAATAGTTTGAAAGCGATCCAACGAGATCTTGAGACAATGGAGAGAAGCTTGGTCATCCCGTAGACGTGTTCCTCGTCGAGAGACATAGCCGGCTTCCCCTTCAGCTCTTGGATGTCCATCTGTGTGTCTATCAGGATAGCCTCAAGCTTGTCCAACTTAACCTCCTCGATATCTTGGTGGAGCCTGTCCTGCTCTATATGCGCGACAACTTTCGTAGAGAGCGCGATAACGATATCTCTAGTATCCCCCGTGAGAGGTATCTCAATGTCCATTTGTCGGCTGCCTCCAACTGCAAAAAGGACATCGGATCCGAGTGGCGTCGACTGGATTTCCGCAAGAGAGACAAATCCAGCTACGCATCTCCAGGATCCTCCGTCATCTCGTAGTGGAGGAGATCGTCGAACTGATTGTCACGGACCTCGTAGTCTATGTCCCAATCCCCTCCCCAACGGAGTCGAACGTTAAGGGCCCTCGCCGTCGCTAGGACGTATCCTGCAAAAAGCGTGATCCTCTCTCGGTCGCCGAAGTCGATAGGATACGGAGTTACGTCCACCGCCATCGACGGGCTCGTGTTGTGGGAGGAGAACGGCCAGCGCAGATGACTTCGCCCATCGCGGAAAGCACGCTCCTGCTCTTCCCTGGAACGTCCGCCCTGCAAGATTGTGCAATCGAACTCCTCTACGACGGATCTGAAGACTTCCTGCAGACCGCGGTGACAGGTGGCGAGTTTTCTGGAGGATGCTGAGGAGAAGCTAGGCATTAGCATACTCCTTGAGGGTGACAAGGGACGCACGTATCGACCGGGAGAGGTGGCGGAAGTTCGTAGGCTCCGGAAGCGTCTCGGGCACCGCATTGAAAGAACGTGAAAAGAAGAAGGTATAGGATACCAACGAGGAGCCCCATGGATACGACGTCTTTAACGATACACGTTTTTTTGAAATGCTTGAGCGTCATGCTGAAGTTCCTGGATTGGCTCCAAGGAGATAAACTATTCGACTGTCCACCTCGCACTGCAGTGCCGACAACGCCACTCGTACGGAGGTCCCGCGTAATACGCGATGATCTGAACCTGGTCCGTTCCGCAGTCCGGGCACGCTCTCCTGGATGCGAAAGCTTCTCGCTTGTGCTCTGCGGATCTGAGCATATCGGACGGAGGATCCGTCAGAGGACTCATCCCACGCCTCCCTTCTTCGCATTACCACGGAGCCAGAAGAACGCTCCGAGGATACCACCGAGTAGGTAGAGCCAGGGAGAAGGAATTTCGGGGAGGGTGAGAGGAGGCCAGCCGAAGAGGTCACCCCACCCCCAGCGAAAGAGGTAGGAGAGCGCTAGAGTAGCTCCCATAGGCCGGATCGCCTGGTTCCATAGCCGGGTGAACCAGATCCCACGCATAGCGTCCTTCTGCACGGCATCCCAGAGTCGTGGGAGTACCTTCTCCAGTAGTGCCCGTCGTTCATCCGGACTCTCTGTGAAATCGTCGATCGCCTGGAAGGTTTTATCCACCAGCCCGCCTGTCGAAGGCGAAGAGACTAGCGCCTTGACGCCTGAGAAAGCGACCTTTGCAGCTTGAGCGAGTAGTTTCATAGCGCGAGCTCCTTCCAGACTACGTTTGCGAGTCTCTGCGGACTCCAACAAGACGGACCGTCATCTATAGCACGACGCCACCTTGGATCAACGGCGTGCTCTCGGAGGCAGTACGCTGCTAGCTCTGAGCACACCCATCGATCCTTGTTGTCGAGAGGGTTTCTTTTGATTGACTTTCCGAAGAAACTCAGGAACCCGTCGAAAGCAAGCCATGGATAGACAGTCCAGTCGTACAGACGCCCGACAGTCTTCTCACGAAAGCCGGTCAGGTCTCGGAGATTAACCGGGACAAGGATACCTGAACCCTTCGGGTACCCAACGGAGCGTACGCCTTCAGGCGCGACGGCTTCGATCACCCAGTCCGTCTCGTCACTAGACCCCGTCAAGACGGCAACGTGAGAGACCTCCGGGACTCCATCAGCGTGGTGCGAGACCGCACTGATCAGACGACCTAGTAGACCTCTCGGGTGGAAGAAGAGGAGTGCGGTCATGGCGCGGTGTAGTCCGTAGCCTGGACGAGGAGAGCCGTAAGCTCGGCGGGACTGACAAGACTACCGTACAGAGAGTTGATCTCTGCTGTCGTCAGAGTGTCCGCGGCAGGTAAGTTCGCAGTCGGGTCGTAGACCTCCGAGTTGGTAGTTACGTAGGTGGTGATACCGTCCGCAGTCGCTTGCGAGATCAAACCCTTCGCTAGAAGAAGCTGTGCTGCCGCCGTGAGGTCATCCGGGAAGGCGCCAGCCGATTCTACCAACTTGTACAAGAACGGGTTGCTTCCTACGGCAGTGATTTCAGACCCCGCAGCAACCTGGAGGAAAAACGTCTTGTCCGGCTTCTTTCCTGCTTTCCATACATTCATCACCATCTCCTAGTAGAGAATCTCCGGATAGTCGTCAAACTGACCGAGGTTCCAGCGTGCGGCCATTTCCATCAAAAGGGAAGAGGAGTACGGAACGTAGTCCGCAGGTATCACAAACAGCCCGAGACGAGTAGCAAGTGGCGTACCGGCGACCGATGCCATAGCGCTGAGGTAGAACTCAACAGGCACAGATCGAGGGATGGTGAGCGGGTCCGCTGGAAGATTGGACCCGAAAGCGATGGCGTCTGTTGCATTCCCCTCAGGGGCCACTGCACAGCCGCCGAGTCCGAGGAGCCCGTTGTCGGCGGAGGGGCGAGTACCGTTGTAAATCACTGCCCCACGTCCGGGTGTGCCTGTAACTAGGATTCCAGGTCCGGCGAGGCCGTTCGCAAAGAAATGGACGTACCCGATCCCTGGAGGGCCTCCAATTTTGATCGTCATCCCACCAGGCGCAAAGACGACTGAGTCGAACCTCCCTTCACCACTCCCAGAAAGTACCCCAAGTGCTTCTCCTGGCGCGATAGGAAAGAGTGCCCGGATGTCTGGAGTGAATAGGCGGTTGCCGGTATCTGCGAAGTTGCACTGGAGCGCGCCGCCGACAACGGTATACCCATTGGCTGCGGTGAGTTCCGTAGACGCCAGTTCCTGCCCGCCGATGAGCTCCGGGACGACCCCTGTGCTAGGATCCGTCTGACTAAAATCCCAGAGCGCTCGTAGATTTTTCGGGTATCCGTCCTTCGAGACGGATCGCCATCGATTTACTAAATCCGCGCTAGGCAAAGCGTACATCGGTGAGCTCCCGTGGGATAGCATCTAGATTTCCGCGTGCCCACGCAGCATATGCGGAACGGTGGGCTGAGCGCATGACCTCCCCGATATTAAAAGACTCGTTGTTAAGAGACAAAGAGCGCCGCGCGTAGGTAAGGCTGCCGACCACCGCCAATCCAAGACGCTTGCCGGAGCGCATCCCAACCACGAGCTGATCGAAGACAGGGTCGTTATCCTGGTCTCCGGAAGGCGATGCAACCGCGAACGAAGAGCCTGGGTACGTGAGGCTATCGACTCCAGCACCCCAGTAGTAGCTAGCGTAGGAGGAGCCAGTCGGCATCGACCAAACAGAGACGACCCGCTCGCCAGCTGCGATAGGTTGCCCTAGCTCGTAGATGGAACTGAACAGTCTCTGATACCCTCCGATCGTCGGGTAGTCCGCAACCCCGGACAGTGTAGACGCGACGTGCATACCGTTGTGCGTAGACTGTGTTACGGATTGCTGCACCCCCAGCTTCACTCGCGAGCCGGATCCCGTGTAGTCAACGTCGGCGAGGAGGTATGCCAATTTTCCGTACCCGTCCGAGACAGTAGGCACGCGATGGAGCTGAAACGGTCTTGGGAGCGCTAAGGTACGGTCGCCCGAGTATCCGCAGATCAACCTACCGTCACCAGAGTCAAAACTGAACGAGCCGGGGTTGTTGAAAGGTGCGTCGAAGTAGAGCCAACTCTCGGAGATGTGATCATACACCTTCCCAGCAGCCGCATCAAACTTGCGAAAGTCCAGGACTGCCGAGACCCCGTTCTTCGCGCGAGCTTGTGCAAAGCTGGCGTAGTTGGAGAGGACGGTCAGTCCTCTTCGATTGTTGATCCTTCGGAGCATCAGTAGTTAATCCAGAAATCGATCTTCGCGATGGTCCCGGAGGCTGCACGGAGGTTAACGGACTGAATCGGAGCGAGCGTCGTGCCTCCATACATAGGCAACATCAGCTCTTCGCCAGGAGATACAACGTAATAGCCCGGAGCGTTGACGAACGAGTTGCCTGCTTGTATAGCATCAAACTGTGCTCCGATCGCAGCCGTCGAGATGCCGTCAATATTGACGAGGAGATCGACAGCTCCGTCGTGACGCAGTCTCAGATTATAGGCACCCAATCCGGCAACGGATTTGGACGCCACGCCCGCTGATGAGACGTTCTGGATCCGCCACATTGCAGCAAGACCGGCGGTATTAACTTCCACCAGCTCTCCGGTAGAGTCCCGAGTTCCAAGGACTGCCAGGACCCCTCTGGGAGCCATCCCACGAGCCCAACCGCGCAGACTATTCCACAAACCGTCCGTTGCCATCACTACCTCCGTAAACGAATTCCGTGCAGCGTTTGGATCTCAGAGTCCTCGACTTCCGTACTTGAAAGTGCACCGTCGTCGTTGAAGTCATACCGGTAGACAAAACGACGGAGCGCCGTATCCGAACCATCCTCGTAGTTCTTCAGCTCATCCGCGAAGGAGCTGAACTTCCGGAAGATCACAACCATCGTTTTCTGGAGGAGAAAAAGCTTCCAGTCGTTGTCGTCAACAGCGACGGCTCGAGAAGGATCGCGTCCGGTGAGGGAGCGGAAGTCTCGCGCGGCTTCTCTTGCTCCGTCAGCTAGAGGACCGGACCAGTCGGTCCAGGCCGAGGGTCTGTAATCGTTGATCGTCGGATACTCGTTGAGGAGCTCCGCGTCTCCGATGGAGACCGTGGTTAGATTTCCCGTGACGGCCATCTCTCACTCGATCTAGGAAGCGTCCAGCTCGGCGTAGAGGAGGTCCCGGACACGCTCTGCAGAGGAGCTCTTCGAGACCTCAATCCCGACGAGAGAAGCGATCTCCAAGAGACGCTTCTTCTTCGCGTTCTCGATCTCGTCTTCGAAATCAGAGATGCTCGCGGACTCCTCAGACTCCTCGGACTCCTCGACCTGCTCAAAGAGCTCGTCGTCGAAGTCCTCGTGACGGATCCTGACCATCGCTCCGTCGGCGATACGACGACAGAAGACGGTCTCAAAACGAGCGAATCGCATGACTGGTTCTTGCATCTGGGCTCTCCAGGTATTCGGTTGGTCTCCGAAGGGTCCGAGGAGATTGAGCGTGGAGAGGAACGCTTCTGCTCCTCAGACCCTTCAGAGGGATTGGTCCCCTCTCTAGAGGTAGAGGCCGGGGACGCGGACGGCGAGGGGAGCGTGGACGCACTTGCTGCCCCAGAGGATGTCGTAGGAGAAGCGATTGCGCTTGTGCTCTCGCGTGATCTCCAGACGGAGCGTCAGACCCGTGACGGGGTCCGTGATGCTGTCAACGATACTCCCAGGAACCGAAATCGTCGACAGGGGACGGGTCACAAGAGCGAAAGCCCGCGCGTGTGCGAGGATGTTCACCGCGTGCGAAGGCTGGAGAGTGACGGTCTCGCCACCGGCAAGGGCCATCTGGAGGCCAGGAGCAATCGAGACGTTCCCGGCTCCACCGGAGTAGTCCGCGGTGACCACGTAGGTCTGCGAGTGGTTGGAGAAGCTGATGATGTCGCCCTGCACGAAGGTCCCAGCCCCAGCACTCACCGCGACCGTCCCCGTCAGGTCCGTGGGAGCCGCGGGGTGCGCACCATTCGCCACGTAGTTGGCGTCAGCCGTCCCGGCGAGATGCATCGGGAGGTTCTGGTCCATGAAGTGCGTGAGGCCGAGCTTCCGACCCATCGAAGCCTCACGAAGGGCGGTGCCGTTGTCGCCGACCTTATCGGCCTCGTTCCAGATGGGGAGCTCCTGGAGTTCGGCCTCGGCTCCGGAATTCCAGAGAGCGTAGCGGCTGTCCACCGGAGCCAGCTGGTCGTTCAGGATACGACGCCCCTGGAGGATGTCACGCTTCGAAGAAGGGTCGTTCCAGGCACCGGAGGTCTTGGTGACGCCAGTGTAGAAGCCGAAGACCTCCTTGTAGTGCGAGAGGACCTCGACGTCCACGGCGTTCGCCAGCGCCTTGATCTTCTCGTCGACCACCGAGGGGACGGCACCGTTGACGACCTGCTTCGTCTCCTTGTCGGAGAGCGTGAAGGCGGATTCCTTCCAGTTGTTGAGAAGGATGGGGATCGGGTCGTACGCAAGATCGTCAGCTGCCTGCGAACCTGGAGCCCCAGGGACAACGTCGTTCGCGACAGAAGGCTTCGGGACATACACCGTGACGGTGTCTCCCTGCTGCGCCGCGTTCGTTTCGAAGTCACGATTGACGAGGTGCGGAGAGATCGCGTTCTCTCGGAGGGTGTTGACGCCCCGCGCGAGAAGGAGGGGAGTAACGGTACTGAGTACGTTCACTGTGAATCTCCTGGACTACAGGTTGGAGATCCCTCACGCAGAAACATCGTTCACGAGTCGCATCGTGCCCGAGGCAATAGCTTCAGCATGCTTCTTGTAGAGCGAGGGATCCTTTTTGACGTCTGACCATTTGAGAACTGTCGTGGATCCCCCACCGCCGTCTCCGTCTCCGGAAGCACGGCCTGTCCCGCCGTTTGCCTTGCTCCGGACGAAGCCGGACCAAGCGTCTTGTTCAACCATTTCGCGCATCGCCGAATTGACGCTGAGCGGGACGCCAGCGGTCTCGGCTTTTGGATCGAATCTACCGTCCTTCCGGACCAACTCGTAGCCGTTCTCCGACCTCTCCAGTCGGTAGTCTTGCCGTAGAATTGGCTCGAAAGGCACGCCCGTCGTGAGATCAAGCTCTCGCACTCCCTCACCGACGCGGTTGCCCACCATCTCGGAGAACAACGTTGATTCGAGCTGTTCGCGGTCTCTCTGAAGATCCGCAACCTGCTTTGCGTGCTGCTCCTTCAGCTGTTGTGTGAGCTTCTCGTAGTTCCCCTTGCTGAGATCATCTTCTTCAGCGCGGGTCCTTGCTTCCTTCGCGAGCCTCTTGAGCTCTTCGACGTCTCCGAGACCCTCCAGCTGATCCTGGAGCGCGTTCTTCGCGTCCTTGTGCTTCCGGATGTCCGCCAAGAAGCCTTGCTGCTTCTCCTCGAAGCTCTTCTGCAACTTGGCGGAGAGCTCCTCGGAGTGCTTTTGGAGCAGCTTGTCGAGTTCTTCTTGTGTCTTGGGTAGCGTCATGTTGATTTCCTCTCCAGGGTTGTCCTTCAAGACTGTCCCAAGGTAACGCTTCACTGGAGCCGTCTACGTCAAAACGGCACCGGATGACGCAAACTACTAGGATCGCAACACAATACTCCCGGTTGATGGAATCGAAGAGATCTCCTTGCCAACCTCCTCCTCGAAATACTTCTCAACGAGGTCTCGGAGAGCTCCCTCCTCTTGCTTCGTCAATCCGAGGAAATCGTTCCTCTTGTCGACAGCCGCCGCAACTCTCTGACTCCTACGCGTGACCCAGCCGAGCTGAACCCGGCTCTTCGCAACTCGGACGACCTGAAAATCTTCCTTAAGCATCCCCGTGAGCTGCTGATTTGCCTCTCCAGAGCGAGCCCCGAGGCGCATCCCCTCCGCCAGGATCCCTTTTCCAGGATGCCCGTTCTCCCTACGTCTCTTCAGAGCCGCTCTCTTCGTCCGCGCGTCTTTATATCGGACGTTCCCGGTCTTTGCCTCCTTGTATTTTCTGGAGAGAGGCTTCACGGACTTGCCAAAGCGATCCTTGGAGGCTCCGGTCGAGGGGAAGGCTCTCTTGTGGATGAGCTGAAGAGCCAGTGCCGCGACCTTCCGCATCTGAGCGATCGTTAGACTCACAGCTTGACCTCGTCTGTCGACACGTCGTCAAGATACATTCCGACGATCTCGTAGCCAAGATCCAGGTAAGTACGTACAACAGCCCCCTCGTACTTGAGGAAATCCTCCGGACTGTCACCGAGATCGATCTTCGGATAACCTATCGCTCCGGAAAACATCCAGGGATGCTCGCGAACGTAGTCAACCGCCTCTTTCGCCATGAACCCTGTTAGAGTAGAAGGCTCCCACAGGATATACCCGACGACCTTTCCTCGATCTTGGAGAGCGACGACCTCGTATCTCTGACTAGCCATGGAAAAGGACCCCTATCATGAAGTCTAAGTACTCCCAGTCTCCTGTTTTCGCGGCTTTTGAAAAGAATCTATACCCGCGCGTGACTTCAGAGAGAGCCTCGAAACCTACAGACATGAGCTCCAGGTAACCGTGGTACCTACCGCGCTTGTACTGGCGTCCAGCGTAGCTATCTACCATACTGTCGCTTTTCCCAACCATCCCGCTAGAAGGTCGATACCCAGGGAGCGCTCTTACAGGTTCTGAGACGGTCTTCCGGTGATACCACTCCTGCAGGAGTCCGTCTTCGTGTAAGAGGACCGTACCCTGTAGCGCGTGCCCGTACTCGTGCGTCGCGTGCTCTACATCTCCTAGGACTATCTGGTCCATCTGGAAGTATGAAAATTTCGTATCTCCGTGCATCTGGATCCGTTTAATCGGTAATCTCTCAAGTTTTCGGATCCGCGTCTTAAAGAAAGAGCGTGGATAGAATCGCTCTATCCGACGCCATCCCTCCTCAGCAACGCTTCCCTTACCGATCTTAAACAATCCCTTCCTCTTAAGATCCGCAGTCTGTCCCGGAGACGAGCTGATCCGTCGAGCCTTTTTCAACCGTGAGCGAAGAGCCTCGGTGAAGCTTCGAAACCGCTGAATATCGTTATCCCCGCTAACCTCTAAGAGCAGCGCCTCTCGGTGCATCTTCCCTGCTCGCCTATAGTGGTCGAAGCCGCGCTCTTCACGGATCGCTGGCATTCCTTTCGGTAGTGGAGCTTCGAGCCCTGGATTTTTGGGGAACTTATACGGGCCTTCGTCCGACCCGATCTCTCTCTCAGCCTTCCGACTCACCACGACTGGCTTCGGGAGCTTCTTCCGCAGACTCTTTCTGTCTACATAAGGGATCCACCTGTGTCGACAACGCCACCCGCCTCCGGATATGAAAGTACTCCCGGTCTGTCCGTTACTCAGTCCATCTATCTCCTCTCTCGTAAGGACCTGACCAACGTGCGCTCGACAGAAGTCTCTCGTTGACGGATCTATCGGACCGTCGTAAATGAACGTTTTGATCCCTGCTTTTTTCGCCAAGATGCCATCGATCGATCGAGAGAGTTGCGTCGTCGACGTCCGTGCGAGCGTCCCGGCGTGTCGAAACATCCCTTGACCAGCCTTGTCACGAAGATCAGGCTGTCCAAGTAAGACCGTCCTCAGACGCTCTTGAAAGGTGCGAAAATCCGACCCCGCGGAGACGGCATTGAAGAGCTCGCGTTGGATGACCCTGGCACCAGCCTCCCCAATATTCGCGAACTCAGCGTGGACCTTCGAGGCTGCTAGCCTCGCCGCCTCTCTGGAAGAGGTGAAATAGGCTGGCTTCGCCCTGTAGTTGTCTCTCCAGACCTTCTCGGTCTCGTCTCGGACGTCTTGGACGGCTCTCAGTACGTGCGACTCAGTCTCCAACCACCCTGATTTTCGAATTACCTCTTTTGCTCGGAGATAAGAATCCGTTGCCAGTTTGACATTCCGACGACTCTTCGGATCTATCCTCCCGTCCGGCAGCACCTTGACCTTTGCCATCTCGGCGAGTAGAGAAGACTCCGCCTCTCGAGCGACGGAGCGCGCCATCTTCTCCGTGTCCGCAACGGAAGATTCAATAAGACGAGTCACACCGTCGTAGATCAAGGCATCCTCTGGGAGAAGCTAACTACGCGTTCGAAGAACCGAAGGGGTCCACGTTCGGTATCTCTTTCGCCACCTCAGAGAGATTCGCTTGGACCTTCTCTCTCGCGGATTCGATCGAGATGCCAGGGTTCCGCTGCTGGAGCCAATCCGCTGGCTCAGAGACTCCGTGCCGGAACCGTGCCTCCCAAACGTCCGGAGAGTCTTCGCCGACCTCGAAGTCCTTGAAGTAGACGACCATATCCTCGACGTTTGTCATTGACTCTCCGTGGTATTCGAGAGCCAGCTTGAAGCATCCGACCTCTCCTTGCTCCATCGTCATAGCCTTCCAGCGTAGAGCCGTGATGAAACCCGCCCTGTCGTAGCGGGTCTTCTCAGCCGCCTGGACCTGAGCCGAGTCGACGTGTCGCTCGATCTGATTGAATATCATCGCCAGAGCCCGCTGCTGCAGCTTTTCCACTTTCGTGTAGATACGCTCTCCCGCGGTCTTCCCCCCGGTGATGAACTCGGCGCTACCTTCCGCACCGACGTCAAGAGCTCTGGCCTCTCCTAACTTGATCTCGCTGGTCTCGCGATCTGAGGAGACGACAAGGAGGTCGAAGCCGGACCAATAGATACCCTCGTCGTCGACGGAATTATACTCCCATATCTTATTCGCGATAACGGAGACGTCGTCAACGAACGTCCTCCCGTCCATCTCACCGACCTTCTCTTCGTAGAAAGCGATGAGTGGAACTCGACCGATCGAGTTCTTGACACGGCTCGTCTCCAAAGGAGGATCGTCCTTGTGCGAAGCGTCTCTCTCGTAGATGACGATTTCGTCGCGAAGAAAGACACGCCATCGTTCGATGACACTCTTTTCCTCGAATGGACCTCCGCGGGTCAAGAAGTCCTTGACCACGGCGTAGTCGAGCGAGACGCTCCCTCCGGAAGCTGAAGTCCCCCAGTCGATAACCTGCATAGCGTCGATAGACTCGAACCACGTACGATAGCCGAGAGCCTTCTCCTGAGCCTTCGTAATTGATCCAGGGATAGCGGTAGCGTCAACGAGGACGAAGTGGATACCTCTGATCCGTGACTTCGCGTCAACCATCTTGAAGAATGTATCAGCCGAGTTGCCTCTCCCATCAACGTCGGAGAGTAGGTAGTCGATCCTCTTCGGGACGTTGTTCCGCTGAGGAGCGTTCTTGAAGAGATAGGCTTGATGGACCTTGACGGCAAGCTTTCCGAGATTGTCGTACAGACCATTCGCTCGGAGCTTTCGGGCCTCGTACGCGTCGTCCGCCTCAACCCCAAACTGAGGGAGCCAGGTTGAGATCTCAGGGTGTTCAAGCAGGGACCTCCCCCCATCCGCCTCCGCGTGCGTGTCGTTGTAGTCCCACGCAAGTCGACGGTTTCGGTAGATCGCGTGCGTTCGGTTGAACTTCTCTGCTGGATCCATAGCTAGCCTCGACCGCGGTTAGAGTGACTGCTAGTACTTTCTTGCGACAACCTGGCTGTGCCTGCGCAACGGCCATTTCTTCCAAATCACATACCCGAGACCGTCGGAAGCGTGCGTCCTCTTCGGGTCGCTCTTGTCGATCTCCTTCGTCCCGTCCTTCCACTTCACGTAGAGCATGTCCTTCGACAACTCCTCAGCCTTGGGGTCGATCGCGATAGAAACGATCCCGGAAGCACTCTCCAACATCGAGTTCACAGCAGCAACCCGGTCTTTCTGGAAGGGATTCCGGCGCAAGAGCTGTTGCCGTCGGAGCCCCATCTGATGCATGATGGCGTAATCTGACATCCCGGTGGTCGTCCTGTTACTCCCTGCTGCGTCCCCGTAGACGAGGACCCTTTTCTCCGCGACATGCTCCGGATACCGTCGGATGAACTCCCGTGTCATAGCCTCCGTGGAGGTTCCTCTCTGGACGATCTCGTCGACGACGTTCAGGAATCGCTTGGATGGAGACTGACAGACTTCCCAAACGCATGGGTCGACGTTGAAGTCACAGGCCAAGAGGATATCCAGGCCTCTTTTCAGCGGAACAGGACGAGCTCGATGTTTCAGCTGGCTGTACTTGTAATAACAGTACGAAGATCCGTCTTCGAAGCTAGCTTCGTATTCGCGCCGAAATGTGACATCGTCGGTGGTCTCTCTTGCGAGCCTGAGCTCTTCTGGATCCACAATGTCGGCGGATGGCCAGGAGTAACTACCCCACCTTTTGTGCTTCGACTCTTTTGCCATCTCATTGAGGTCATAGTAGTGGTCACGTTCCTCAGGTACTCCGAGGAACCAACACCACCCGTGCCGATCCATGAGAGAAGGCTGGACATGCGAACTCCAAGTATCCTTTCGCATATCCGCGTACTCGTCTAGGCCGCAACCGTCCCAAGGAGTCCCCTCAACCCTCTCTGGCTTGTCGAGACCGATGACAGAGAGTTCCGCCCCCCAGGCAGTCTCGATGGTCAGGTCAGTCTCATAGGGTTTCCTCGCAAGCCACTCCCAAGGGACGAGCTGCTTAAGATCCCTCCAGTAGATCTTCTTTGCCTGCCTCCAAGTTGGAGCCCCGGCGAAATATCTCGGATCCGGCCACGGCTTGACTTCCGTGAGCGCCATGACGATCCTGCGTTTGAAGAGCTCCGTCTTTCCAGAGCGTCGACCCGCTGGGACGACAGGGTACCGGACCCTACCGCTCGTAGTGTCTCGGATGAGCCGTTGTTGAGTCCTGTGATAACGTAGAGGGAACCACCTACCGTCTCGGAGGACAGAGGTCGGAGGTCCTGAGGTTTTATGACGGATCAACAAAGGAGCACCTACGGAGCTTCCCCGTCCTCTGGAGGAGGTAAGACCGTAGCGGACATCATGATCCTGGCTGCCCCGCGAACAGCTGCCGCGAACTCCTCAGGGTTGTCAAATCCGGAGTGCCCGGAGTCGATCTGCCACTTCAGCTTTCGGAGTTTTGCGATGGATTCGACGCAAGCCTGGATCGTCGTGAGAGAGGCGGGACCTTCGGAGATGATCCTAGAGAGTGTAGACTGGAGGATCGCGAGCTCGTCTTCGATGTCGGAGGGATTCTCTTTGGCTAGGACGTAGTCGTCGAGCCAGGCTCCGTGGAGACGGAGTCCCCAAAACCCGTGGATGCTAGCTCCATGAGAAGAACTCCGGTAACCCTTGCGACCCTTCCGCGCTCTGTGAGCTGCGTGACCTGGCTGATCCTCAGGCGCCATCACCGTCTTCGGTCTTGGCGGTCTTTTTGCTCGCATCTACGGCTCCTAGCTTCAACCCTCGGCAGGTAGCCAAAGGTCCGGCTGAACTCTCGTAGCCCAAGTTCGCTCACTCGAAGTCGGCACTTCCTGAAAACGACACCGTGTGACCGTAACATGCAGGATACCAACAAAACGATAAAGCCGCGATAAAGCCAAACGTCGGACTTAACTCCTGGACCCCACTTCTCCAGGTCGTACCCGGAGCGACGACACCATCGGTAGAGTGTTTTCCGGTTAATCCCCAGGATTCCGGCGATCGTCTCAGCCCCGAAGTAACACTCAGACTCCATCGTTCGAAAGTTGTACGGATTCCCGTAGATCTTTCTTGCTTCCGGGTGGCGCCAGAAATGCTGCTGAGCCCCCCGGTTTCCACGGTCCGAGACGATCTCACCGCACCAACAGCATTTCCAACGCTTCAGTCCGTGCCCACGCACGTCTTCTTCCTCTCCCAAGTAACGAAAGTACTGTTTGTAGGTTGAAGCAATGAGACGTCGACGTCGACTTCTTTCTCTCGGATCCATCACATCCTCCGATAGTATACTAGACATCGTTATCGTCTAGGTTTGATCCCTATAGTTTTTCAAACTATTCAGCTGAGTTTTACCCGGAAAGAGACCCCCCTCCCCTCCTTTCCAGGCACCTCTATATAAGCCGTATCT